CTTCTTGGTCAAAAGTAGAAATAACTTTCCCTGCTGATACAACAGGAGCATTTGGCAACGATGCTAATGTAAGCCTTTATTGTCAAATTTGGTTAGCAGCAGGTAGCGATTTTACAAGCGGTACTTTGAGTGAAACGTGGACTTCTGCAACAAATACCAATAGAGCTGTTGGTGTAAGTAACTTTTATTCAAGCACAAGTAACGAACTTTACATAACAGCATGGCAATTAGAAGTTGGTGATGTTGCTACTGAGTTTGAGGTTCTAAGTTATCCTGAAAGATTAACTTTATGCCATAGATATTGTTTTGCAGCCTGCTCTGCTGGTGAAGCAGGAGCATCAGCAAGTCAAGTTCAAATAGGCATAGGAAGTTTTTTTACGAATACACAAGTAGAAACTGTAGTGTATTTTCCAACAACTATGCGAAGCAGTCCTACTTTATCCGCTAATTCTGGAACAGACTATTTTATTTCTGAAGCTAACGCAGGCGGACAGAATTTTGATTCTTGGACAGGAGTTTACGGAGCAGGCAAAAACCAAAAGTTAATTTATTCAAGTGGAACAATTAGTAATTTTAGCAATCAAGGACAAGCGACTAGACTGGCAGTTCAGAATAGTGCTGCTTATATAATTTTTGAGTCAGAGTTATGATCGGAGAAGTTGAATACACTAATGTCAAATGGGTTGCTTATGGCTCGGATAAACAGGCTTGTATAAAAGCATTGAGATATGGGAAAGAAATTTTTGTGCCTGTAGCTGAAGATAATACAGATTACATACAAATTATGGCACAAGTTGACGCAGGCACACTAACCATAGAGGCAGCAGACTAATGGCAAATACTAAGATCCCAATAGAGCTTTCATCAACACCATCTATTTCTGATAGCGGAAATGCTACTGCTATAACCATTGACAGTTCTGAAAAAACTACATTCAGTGGTGATGTAGAAGTTGGCACTACTGCTCCAAAAATAAATCTAAAAAATACAGACACTTCTATAGTTGCAGACCAATCTTTAGGTGTAATAGAAGTAGAAAGCTCAGATGGCAGCACAGGCTCGGCAGGAACAATAGCTAAATTAGATATTGCTGCATCAGGGGCTTTTGATGGCTCTGGTCATGGTTCAGATTTCAGATTTTCTGTTGGGGCAACAAATCAATCAGGCAGCATAGCCTTAAGTGAGGTAATGAGAATTAGCAGCACAGGAAAAACATCTTTTTCAGCAAATGGCATTGGAAGTACAGCTACTCAAGACAGAGATTTTACTTTTTATTCTGAAGGCTCAACTAATGGAGTTGATATAAGAAGTAATGATTATCGTTTGGCTTTGATAGGGGCAGGAGGAAGTTCAGGGTCAGCAATGGATAAAGGGTATATGGCTCTTTATAATGAAGGTACAAATACAATTGCTTTCAACACAAATGGAGATTCATATTTTAATGGTAATGGCGGTGTTGCTATAGGCACAACTTCAGTAGACAATACAACAAAGCTTACAGTAGTTCAGCCTAATAACGATTATCCTGTAGCAAGATTTGATATGTCGGGTGCTGTAAACGCAATAGTTGGTCAAGAAATAAGGGTAACTAATGCTGCCGCAAACGCAGCAAACAAATTTTTTATTCGTGGCTTAGATGATACTTCAACTGAAAGATTCCGTTTTAATACGAATGGCTCTGGCTCTATGTCTGGAAGTCTTTCTCAAAACTCTTCTGATAAAAGACTTAAAAAAGAAATAACAACCATTGAAAATCCACTAGAAAAATTAAAAACTTTGCGTGGAGTCAATTTTACTTGGAAAGACAAAACACCTGTAGGAGATTTAGATTTACCTAATCCAAACACGAAAGATGTTGGAGTTATAGCACAAGAAGTACAATCAGTTTTACCTGAAGCAGTTGAACTTGCTCCGCTTGATTCTAAAATAGATGAGAACGGAAATAAAGTGTCAATAACAGGAGAAAATTATTTAACTGTTTTTGAAGAAAAAATTGTACCTTTGTTGATTGAAAGTATAAAAGAACAACAAACACAGATTGAAGCCTTACAATCTGAAATTAACACACTCAAAGGAGGATAAAATGGCAATCAGCTATACATGGGACGTTTCTAACGTAGATACTTACCCAACAAAAGATTCTAAATCGGATGTAGTATACAACGTGCATTGGCGATTAAAAGCAACCGATGGCACTAATAAAGACTCAAACGGCAATAATTGGACTGCGGATGTTTATGGCAGCCAAGTAGTAGACACTTCAGACTTATCAAGTTTCAAAGCCTTTGCCGATTTAACAGCAAGTGATGTGCAAGGTTGGGTTGAGGCAGCTTTAGGAGCAGATGAGGTTACTGCAAAGAAAGCTAGTCTTGATGCTAATATAGCTGCAAAAGTTACACCTACATCTGTCAAAAAAACAATAGGATAATCATGGAATGGTTCAAAAAAACAATCGACTTTTTGACAGGCACCGAAAGAAAGAAGGTAAGAACTAGAGACAAAGACGGAAAGTTTGTCGGCGACGATGAATCCACTCCGGACGTTGACGAGGCATACACAGAGGTCAGAGTCAAAAAAGAAAAAAAATGAAAGCACAAATGGACGTAAACTTAGCGAAAATAGAGGCACACGAAAGAGAGTGCACTATTCGTTATGAGAACATAGAAAGGCGTTTAGAAGAGGGATCAAAAAGATTTAACAGATTAGAGCTAATGATTTGGGGTCTGTACGCAGGTATGGCCGCTATAGAGATTACGTCTAGGGTCATCTGATGTACGAATACGGCTGCACAGTAGAACGGGTAGTCGACGGAGATACGATAGACGTGACCCTTGATTTAGGGTTTTCAGTTTCGTACAGTTCCAGAGTTCGTTTATTCGGCATTGACACGCCCGAATCTAGGACTAGAAATAAAGACGAAAAAGCCAGAGGTAAGCTTGCGTCTGCTTTTTTATCAAAAGCCATCGAAATGGCGGATCAAGTTGTTATCAGAACAGAGCTGAAAGATTCCAGAGGTAAGTTTGGCAGAGTTTTAGGCACGGTTGTTTGTGACGGTGAGGACATCAACCAAGGCATGGTAGACGGTGGCTTTGCAGTCAAATACTTTGGTCAGAGCAAAGCAGATGTAGAAGAAGAACACATGAAAAACAGACAAAGACTCATCGACGAAGGTATTTTTGATCCAGAAACAATATGAACGATAGAATCATTAAAGAAGGTCAGATAGAGGACGCACCGATTAAAAAAAAGTTGGAGATAGACATAGACGTGACCCCTAACAACAACAGTGTTAATCCCTATCAAAAATCAATTCATCTTGCGCGTGCTATAGATTCTTGGCGGATCTTTCCTAGGCTATTTTTGAGCGTCTACATATTTCTCCTATATTACTCGACTATGTGGTTCATGGGCCTAGAAGATCCGTCGCTTGAACAAAGCGGACTTATATCAATCATTGTGGGAGCAGGAGCAGCTTGGTTTGGTCTATACGCGGGCACATCAAACTCAAGCAAGAACTTCAAAGGCGAGGATTAGGTGGAGTGGTTCAACCTAATTGCAGAGTTAGGTGTACCCATAGCAGGAGCCTTAGTCATGGCTTATTTTATTTTTTTAGTTATGAAACAGCTGATGGACGGGCTGGTGTCCGAAATAAAAACCGTACAAGGCATAACCAAAATGTTGATTACCAGAGCGTCCATAATGAACAACGACATGATACGCATAGATACCAGCGTATCGTCAGCATTAGATTTATCTCCGGATCTAAACCGCATAGCGAGAGCCGAAAACTTTGTAGAAGACGGCAAAATAGATGCTAGGAGAGATTGATGGATATTGTCCAAATAGTAGCGGACTTTGGCTTTCCCGTAGTCATGGTAGTTGGCCTCGGCTATTTTGTTTACTACGTTTGGCAAACGATTACCAAAACCATAGATCCAGCCGTACAAGAAATGAAAAGCACCATAATACGTTTGACGGATCAATTACGCCTTTTGGACCAAGATATGATACGGTTACAACAAAAGGTTAATACCGTTTTAGAATTGAAAGAGGAACATAAACTAAAAGAACCAAATGAAAAGCTGGAAGGAACACAAAAGAAGAAAACTTAATACAATATTATTTTTTGTATTGTCGAGTATTTTCTTGCTTTTGTATTCAAATTTTTTGAAATCTGATGAAATGGTGTTCAAATTCAAATCACCATCTTTTTCTGGACTAAACACTTCCCAACATTTTCTTACCATAGAGAATCAACAGTTCTCTAGAAAACAAGCCATAGAAGATGACAAGCAGGCTTTGTTAGACGAGGCCGAAAGAGACGCTAATAACAGCACCCTAAGTCGATTCATTAGAAACCTAGAATCTAGGGTCTACGCTAAACTATCTTCTCAGTTGGTAGAAAGTTTATTTGGTGAAAACCCACAAACATCAGGTTCCATAGAACTAGAGGGCAACACCATAGAATACGAAGTTGATGACGAATACATTACACTTACGGTAACAGATGAAAACGGCGAAACAACTATTATTACCTTCCCTCTTAATAGCTTTACTTTCTAGCTGCGTTTTACTTGACTCCAAATACTCGCTAGAAAATTTTAAGATAACCCGACTAGCAGAAATCGCTTCTGTTTTGAATACGGAGCTTTGGGAGCTACCTAAACCTAAAACAAAACCCGTTGTCGCTGTTTATCCTAGTTCATTTTTAGATCAAACCGGTCAGCGTCGTAGCAACAGCACCTTTGCCACCTTCAGTACGGCAGTTACCCAAGCGCCATACACGCTTTTAATACAAGCGCTTAAGCATACCGCCCAAGGTGATTTCTTTGAAGTCGTCGAACGTATCGGGCTCGACAACCTAAGTAAAGAACGCCAACTCATTCGCTCTACCAGAGAAAGTTTTGATGAACCGCAAAAGCTCAAACCGTTAATGTTTGCAGGCATTATTTTTGAAGGTGCAGTAGTAAGTTATGAAAGTAACATAAGATCAGGCGGTACGGGCGGAAGAGTATTGGGTATCGGCATGAGCAGAAGTTACCGGCAAGACACAGTTACCGTAAGCCTGAGAACCGTATCTGTTTTGACCGGACGCATACTTACAGAAGTCACAACAACCAAAAGCATATTAAGTGTTGGAATAAATGAGGACGTATTTAGATTCGTGTTCAATTCAACTGAACTTGTCGAAATTGAAAACGGGAATGTCGAGAACGAATCTATTACCATCGCTTTACAATCAGCTATTGAAATGGCAGTTTTAAAGACAGTTGAAAAAGGTATAATAAAAAATTATTGGAGTTACAGGGATGTTTAAATATTTTTTATTGTTCTTTGCTGGCTTAATCTTTTCGGCAGACAACGAAACGTCAATCGATCAAGTTGGCAACACTATAAATATTGATGTGGAACAATTAGGTTCTGGCAATATTATAGGTGGTGCCACAGCAGCAGCAGGCAGTATGACTCCTCTGGATTTAGACGGGGTGACAATGACTTTAGACATCAATCAGATAGGGTCAAGCAACTTATTCAAAGGTGATATCTACGCTGATTCCTATACAGGTTTTTTTGAGTTTAGCGGTTCGTCTAACATTTTTGATATTCAAACAGATCCAAACAATACCTACGGAGCTGATTCTAGCAACGTCAACATTCAAGTGACAGGATCATCAAACGACATGTCGTTAGATCAAGCAACCGCAGCTATGGCATCTACACTTGATTTAGATTGGATTATCAACGGTTCAAACAACACCATAGATTCCGATATAGATGTAGACCTAGCAACTAACTATATGGATGTAGACGGTTCGGATAATACGATAAACTACAACGGTGACGGCTATCAAGGCGGTTATTTTTATTTAGATCATACAGGCGGTTCAAGAACGTTAAATGTTACACAAGCTTCTACTTTGGATAACGATTGGTTACGGGTCATTAGTAACGGCTCAAATGGATCTTTCTGCATTATCCAAAACGACCAAGGCACAGCCACAAGTTGTCCTTGATGTTGGGTCAGTAGAAGAAGTATCAGGCTTTGCCCAGATAGAAAGGGACGAATCTTTTGCTGTGATTCAAGACTTTGTTGTGCAATCCTACGACAAAGCACAAACCGAGGCAGGTCGTATGGGTATACGCTTTGTCGACGATACCACCATTAAAATTACTGAAAACTCTATGGTTATCATAGACGAGTTTGTTTTTGATCCAGACCCATCAAAATCAAAACTAGCCGTCAACTTTTTAAAAGGTACAGCTCGTTTTACCACAGGCCTGACAGGTAAAGTAGCTAAAGAAAATATGGTGCTAAGAACCAACTCTGCTACGGTGGGAATAAGAGGCACAGATTTTAGCGTTACCGTTAACCCAGACACATCGGAGTCTTTATTTATATTGCTACCAGATCAAGACGGAACACCATCCGGAGAAATATCAATAACAACCGATATGGGCACGGTTGTGTTAAACCAAGCTTTTCAAGCTACTACTACCACCACATTAGAAAGCGCACCTAGCGAACCCGTGATACTAGACTTATCGTTAGACTTCATAGATAACATGCTTATCGTAACGCCGCCTAAACGTTCCAGATCTCTCGACGAAGAACAAGGAACCTCAGACAAAGTGGATCCAATATTAGATTTCAACGAACTAGATATTGATTATCTAGCTGAGGAAAACTTGGGCGAAGAAGGACTAGAGTTTACGGAGTTAGACTACGATGCGCTAAACGTAAACTTCTTGGAAGACCTGTTAGATATCATAAGCGAACTAGATAAAATAAACGAAGAAGATCAGTTAGCACAAGAGGCTACATCCACCAGCATCAAAGGCACAGCAGTCGGACAAGATACAAAAACACAAATAACTACCATAGTCACCGGAGAAAAAATAAAATTAAGCAGAGTTGTAGGCTCAAGCGCAGCTATAAACATAGATAGCGGCAACAGTTACACCGTCGTGCTAGAACAAGACGGCGTAGTAAACGAAGTAAAAGTCAACGGCGGCAGCGCATCAACGATTGTCATTAGACAAAGCTCAGGATAAAAACTAGAATTAGAAACCATGACAAAGGTATTTTTAGGCGTAATTGTTGTGTTGCTTTCCTTATGTGGTTTTTTGTATTATCAAAACCAATCTCTATCTAGTTTGAACGTAGCGTTTGAACTGCGCGATCAAGAGCAAAAAGCAGCCATAGAATCTTTGCAAGATGACTTTAAGGTGCAGACCGAAGGGTTATTAGACATCCAAAGAAAAAATCAACAAATAGAACAAGAAATGAATAGATACCTTGATATATTCAAAAGACACAATCTAAGCAAACTTGCTGCGGCAAAGCCAGGCTTAATAGAAACGAGAGTAAACAATGGCACAAAAGAAGTATTTGATAGCATTGAACAAGACAGTCGTAACATTGATAGTCTTGATGACGGTTTACAGTTGCGGCCTGATTCCTAAAAAGGTTGACGTCGTTTCTAAACCTATAGAAAGAACCATAGCACAACCCATATTACCAAGAGGTTTAGATCTCAAAGAACCTTATTGGTATGTGGTATCAGAAAAAAATATAGACGAGTTTTTAGAAAAATTAAAAAAAGAAGAGGGTAGATTAGTGTTTGTGGCGATGTCTGTGCCTGACTACGAGCTGATGGCTTACAACATGCAAGAACTAAAAAGATATATAAACGAGCTAAAAGAAGTGGTAGTTTATTACCGTATGGTAACTACAAAATAGGAGATCACATGAAAACCTCAGCAGAAGGCAAGGCTTTGATTAAAAAATTTGAAGGTTGCGAACTAGAAAGTTATTTATGTCCAGCGGGTGTTTGGACGGTCGGTTATGGCACAACTAAAAACGTGATCGAGGGCATGAAAATAACACAAGATATGGCAGAGGAAATGCTTGATAGAGATTTGTTAGAGTTTGAAGAATACGTCGACAAATTGGTAGAGGTCCCGTTAGATCAATCACAATACGATGCGTTAGTTGCTTGGACTTATAATTTAGGACCAACCAATCTTAAATCATCAACCATGTTAAAAGTTTTAAACGATAACAACTACGACGAAGTGCCCGCTCAAATGCGTCGATGGAATAAATCCAACGGCGAAGTCTTAAACGGTTTAGTGCGAAGAAGAGAGGCAGAATCTTTGTTGTTTCAGGGTAAGGAATGGCACGAAGTATAACGATATGTAATACTACCGCTAGGCGATTTAAGCTTAGAGTTAGGTGGTTATTACGTCACTACCTAATCACCTAGCTCGACTATGAGTGATATATCATTTAAAGATTTTGACATACTATCAGAGCAAGATAAGGCAGAGGCTTTAGCGCTTTTAAACCGTTACGATCAATTAGACAAACAAGATAGTTGTCAAAGTGATTTTATGTCTTTTGTAAAACACATGTGGCCAGATTTTATAGAAGGTCGACATCACAAAATTATTGCCGAAAAGTTTAATAAAATAGCACAGGGCAAATGCAAAAGACTCATTGTGTGTTTGCCACCAAGACACTCTAAATCAGAGTTTGCCTCAACGTTTTTTCCTGCGTGGATGATGGGTAAAAAAGGTAATCTTAAAATTATTCAAACGACACACACCGCAGAGTTGGCAGTGCGATTCGGTCGTAGAGTAAGAAACATAATAGATAGCGAAGACTACCAACATATATTTCCTGATTTAAAACTTCAAGCCGATAATAAATCTGCGGGACGTTGGACAACCAATAAAGAAGGCGAAAGTTTTTACGCAGGTGTGGGCGGAGCGATTACAGGTCGTGGTGCAGATCTGCTAATTATTGATGATCCACACTCAGAGCAAGATGCTTTGTCACCGAAAGCGATGGAATCGGCTTACGAATGGTATACGTCAGGACCTAGACAGCGTTTACAACCTGGTGGAATTATTGTGATAGTAATGACCCGTTGGAGCACGAAAGATTTGGTCGGTAATGTCTTAAAAAAACAAACAGACGAGTTTGCTGACCAATGGGAGGTCATAGAGTTTCCAGCAATCATGCCAGAGTCAGAAGATCCTTTGTGGCCAGAGTTTTGGAAGAAAGACGAATTACTGAGCGTAAAAGCATCCTTACCCATATCTAAATGGAACTCACAATGGATGCAAGATCCAACAGCAGAGGAAGGCTCTATCGTGAAACGAGAATGGTGGAATAGGTGGGAAGATGCTGACGTGCCCTCGTATTCTTATGTCATTCAAAGTTACGATACCGCTTTTTCTAAAAAAGACACGGCAGACTATTCAGCTATTACGACTTGGGCCATATTCAATCGTGGCGACGAAAACGCCGATGAAATAATTTTATTAGACGCAAAAAGAGTCAGATGTGATTTTCCAGAGTTAAAAAAATTAGCTTTGGAAGAATATCGTTATTGGGAACCTGATTGCGTTTTGATAGAGGCAAAAGCATCAGGCACACCACTAACACAAGAACTACGCAGAATGGGCATACCGGTGACATCTTATGCACCGAGCAGAGGACAAGACAAAGTAGCACGAATGAACAGTGTTGCACCAATGTTTGAATCTGGCATGGTGTGGGCGCCAGAACACGACTTTGCAGATGAGGTAATAGAAGAAATGGCATCGTTTCCCTTTGGTGATTATGACGACTATTGCGATAGTGCTACAATGGCTCTCATGCGATTTAGGCAGGGAGGTTTTATATCTTTACATGAGGATTATCAAGACGAAGTAAAACTTTTAAAATCAGATAGGACGGTTTACTATTGAAAATATTTTTGACTAAATTTGAGCATGACGGCAGAGATTATTGCGGCCCAGATATACACGCAGATACGTTGGAAGAGGCTGAGGCGATAGCAGAATATAGCGGTTTATGGGTCGAAGGCGAATTGGTTGATTTAGTAGGCATAGATATTGAAACCAGACCAAGAGTGTTACACTAATTTATTATGGCGATTGATAAAGCATTAGGTACAGAGGACAACCCAGATATAAAACAAATGGGTTCTGCGGTTGAGGTCATGCCGGACACCACCAGAGAAGACCAAATCAGACAAGCTGCTGAAATTTTAGTAGATCAAGAACAAGTGTTAATTGACGCAGAAATTACGCCAGACATCCCACAACTTGGATTTAACATCAATTTAGCAGAAGTCTTAGGTGACGACGTGTTGGCCAGCATAGCAAGCGATCTTCTAAGCTCTATTAAGGGTGACAAACAATCTAGGAGCGAATGGGAAAAAACCTACACAGACGGCCTTAAATATTTAGGCATGAAGTTTGACGATGCTAGATCGCAACCGTTTGAAGGATCTTCCGGTGTAATACACCCTATCCTAGCTGAGGCTGTTACACAGTTTCAAGCACAAGCCTATAAAGAAATGTTACCCGCTAAAGGACCTGTCAAAACAGAAATAGTGGGAGCTCGTACAGTAGAAATAGAGAATCAAGCAGAAAGGGTCCAAGAGTTTATGAACTATTACATTATGAATGTAATGAAAGAGTACGATCCTGAGCTCGATCAAATGTTATTTTATTTGCCGCTTGCTGGTTCTGCCTTTAAAAAAGTTTATTTTGACGTTGTTCTAAATAGAGCCATGTCTAAATTTATACCGCCAGAAGATCTTATCGTGCCTTATGAGGCTGCTGATATTAGCTCTGCGGAAAGGATTACCCATGTTATCAACATGTCTTCCAATGAAATTAAAAAACAACAACTATCTGGTTTTTATGCAAACGTAGACATAGGATCCGATGGTTATGCTGAGGACATGTCAGAGGTCGAAGAGGCTATAGATGAAATACAAGGCATATCTCCGTCTTACAAAGAAAACAGAAACAGAACCGTATACGAGGTCCATACTGTTTTAGATATAGAAGGTTTTGAAGATGTTGACGCAACAGGTAATCCAACAGGACTAAAACTACCTTACATAGTAACGATTGAAGATAGCTCAGAAAAAGTTTTAAGTATTAGACGAAACTACAACGAGATAGATCCACTTAAAAACAAAATAAATTATTTTGTGCAATATAAGTTTATGCCTGGTCTTGGATTTTATGGCTTAGGTCTTTCACACATGATCGGTGGCTTATCCAAAGCATCAACATCTATTTTGCGACAACTTATAGACGCAGGAACTTTGGCCAACTTACCAGCTGGTTTTAAAGCTAGAGGTATGCGTATTCGTGATGAAGATGATCCATTACAACCTGGCGAATTTAGAGACATAGATACGACAGGTGGATCGTTAAGAGAGAACTTAATACCTTTACCTATAAAAGAACCAAGCAACGTATTGATGCAGTTACTAGGCTTACTCGTAGACTCAGGTAAGCGTTTTGCAGCTATAGCGGACATGAATGTAGGCGACATGAACGCTGCTATGCCTGTAGGTACCACGGTGGCCCTCCTAGAGCGTGGTACCAAAGTTATGAGTGCAATTCACAAAAGATTGCATTATTCGCAAAAATTAGAGTTTAATTTGTTAGCCAAAGTATTTGGTGAGTCTTTACCGCCTATTTACAATTATGCGATAGGCACAGGATCCAATGAAGTTAAACAACAAGACTTTGATGATCGTGTCGACATAATACCGGTTTCGGATCCAAACATTTTTTCACAAAGCCAAAGAGTTACCTTGGCCCAAGAGCTTTTACAGATGGTGCAGTCAAACCCACAAGTGCATGGACCTATGGGTATCTACGAGGCTTACCGCAGAATGTATGCGGCGTTAGGCGTGGATAACGTAGAGGCGTTGTTACAACCACCGCCCGATATGACGCCACAACCGGTCGAGGCAGGATTAGAAAACGCTGGTTTATTGTTAGGACAACCTGCTCAAGCTTTTCCGGAACAGAACCATCAAGCTCATATAGACACGCACAGAAGTTTATTTTTTACCGATTTAGTAAAAGAAAGTCCACAAGTACAAGCTTTGATAATTTCACATTGTATGCAACATTTACAATTCTTGGCCGCACAACTAGCTCAAGAACAGATGCCACCAGAAATGCAACAAAGGATTGCAGAAATACAGTCGGTCATACAGCAAGTTAGTCCAGAGGAGGCAGCTGCAATCATGCAACAAATCAAAGTAATCAATGAACAATACAGCTCTGCAATCATGGCCCAACTAGCAAACGACTTTTTACAATCTATAGGTATGAGCGGTGGTGGCGATCCATTGGTTGATATTAGACAGAAAGAATTAGAGCTCAGGGACAAAGAACTAGATATAGAAACACAGCAATTTGAGAGCAAACAAAACCAAAGAGCGGAAGAAAAACTATTAGATGCAAACTTACAAATGCAAAGATTGGAAACGCAAAAACAAATAGCAGACGATAAATTAGAAGTGGCGATAGATAGATTAAAAACCAACACAGATATAAAGCTGTTAGAATTAGAAAATAAAATTAAGGGGATATTATGACAACATCTTATAAATTAGAGGCCGTAAAAGCTCTTAAAGCGCAAAAAAAAGAGGCTAGAGCTCAAGAAGAGTTAGAGCTAAAGGCAGCAAGAGAGGCGGCTGAAAAAAGAAATCAAGCTAATGCCGAAAGGATAGCTAAAAAAATGGCTAGGATTGAGGCTGGTTTGCCTGTTGAAGATCCGGTTGT